AAAATTCAGTTTGTTCTATGTGTTATGCCCTGAAGGGTAACTACACAAGATACAAAGCAATTAAAGCGGCGCAATACGTGAGACTGGCCAGCCTGACCAACAAGCTATGGACCGCTGCGATGGTTGCACAAATTCAAAGACAGAAATATTTTAGATGGCATGACGCTGGCGACGTGCAGGACCTGCAGCACCTGGAGAAGATATTTGAAGTTTGCAGGTTAACACCTGACACTAAACACTGGATGCCGACGCGGGAAGCATGGATCAAGGACCACTTGACCAGCAAGCCTGACAATCTTGTTATTAGATTCTCACCTCCAATGATTGGACAGGAGAATACAACCTGGCCCAATTCTTCTATGGTTGTGACTGAAGGCGCTAGCTGTCCAGCTCCAAGTCAAGGCAACAGTTGCGGTGATTGTAGACAATGCTGGGATCCTGCTGTAAAAGTAGTTTCATATGGTAAACACTAATGCACGTATTTAAACATCCAAAATTTTATGAAGAGTATAGGAAGCGGGCCAAGCTCGCTCAAAAAGAATTACAAGCTTCTCAGGAGAAGGAGGCCATTAGCCCAAAGCAGTCGACGGACCGCGGCGGGCGTGCGCCAGAAGATNTAAGCGACAAGCCTCAAGCCAAAGCGACAAGCCTCAAGCCAAAGCATAAAGCATCAAGCATCAAGCCAGCGGAGCGTTAAGCATCAAGCGTTGTATGTGGGACCAGTCGTCAAGCGCCAAGCATGGCGTTTCACGAACATCGGTGAGTAGACCGAGGATAGAGTTTGACCCATAAAGTTTTATGGAACGAGAAGAGGCCTTCTCTGTTTGTTGAACCAATATGAAATTCCGTTTTGTATGTGTTGAATGAAACAATATTTGATGAGGACTAAACTTAACTTTCTTTGTTGCTGTAACTTTAAGCTCAACTGTAAAAAATCCGCATGAATCATGATAACCAAGTAAATCTGGTATGCCTGGAACAGCCCAAGATTCTATCCTTGACCACTTAATTTCAGGTGTGTTTTTCTTTAAAAGTTTCCACAATTTAGTCTCTGGATTCATCGTACCAACCTCTTCTTTAGAACCATTCTCATGTGGTTGACTTGTACGTTATGTTACGTTATAAGTCAAGTTATGGGAGTTCCAAGACAATTAACTGAGAGACAAATGAAGTTTGCAGAGTTGCTTATTTACAATGAGGGACGTCTGTCACCAGCAGAATGTGCTTTACAAGCAGGTTATAAAACTAGACCCAGACAAGCTGCATCAGAGCTTAGGAACCCAAAGATATCTCCGTTAGTAGTTCAATACATAGGTGAGTTAAGAGCTGAGGTGCAAGAAAAACATGGTATTACATTTGATAGACATCTAGGTGAGCTGGCTAAATTGAGAGATGAAGCTACAGCGAAAGGAGCGTGGTCGGCTGCAATCAATGCTGAAGTTGCACGTGGTAAAGCAGGTGGATTATATATAGATCAAAAATTAGTTATGACAGGTAACTTAGACAACATGAGTGAAGATGAGTTGCAAGATAAGATGAAGAGAATATTAGATGATCACAAAATACTTCTTAATGAAGAAGCAGAAATAGTAGAAGAAGAACCATCAGAACTACTTGAAAACCCAAAAAATAAAGAAACAATAAATTAAGTCTTTGGCTTTGAAACAGTAAGGATAGTTTTAAATCTTTTTGGCTGCTGTATAGGTGTTTTAATCCCTTGAGAATCTGGTCCTTTAACTGGAGGTATTTGATTATGTTTAACATAAGGCATATTTTTAGTTAGTGTGGGATTTTTTTTCATAGCCAATAAGCTTCAATGTGTGTGTAACCATTTTGTTTGGCCCAGTGACATCTGTTTCCGCCTTTAGGTACTTTAATGTAAGGGATACATTTACCATTGTCAACACGTGTTATTTGTATTGGGCTGTTCATACCTTCTTTGTCAAAAGAAGTTTTCAAATAAGTATTATATCTTTTTGTTCTACCATTCATGGTTTCAGGATTATAATGATCTCTTAGTTTTAAATTTGATAAATCAGATAAAGCAATAACAATAGGTGTTTTGCCTTCTTCAGGTTTGTTTGCTCTTAATATTTTCATTAATGTAATTTTTTAATAGATTTAATTACTGCAGTAGGAATTATGCATGTATTACCTATTGTGTCAAACGTAGGCTTATCTTTGTTTAGAATGTAATCAGTAAATATTCTAGTAATGCCTTTGCTTTGGCTTAACAAATAACCTTTAGATACACAAACAGGTAATTCTTCTTTTTTTAAATCTTTAGTATCCGACCAACCTGCATCGCCTTGTATATCAAGCCAATGTATTTCAACAAATGGATATGCAGATATATCGTTTCCTAATGACTTTGTATTCAGAGGAATAGTCTTTCTGTTTTTAGTTCTTTTCTTAGGCATAAGCAGTTTTACTATAAGGGAAATATTTAGGCAATTTTATTTTTTTAAAAAACAAAAAAATCCCCGCGCGCAGAGTACATAGAAATGGTGTTAAATGAACATTTGTGCCATGGTGTGCCATGGTAAAAAGTTGCTCTGGCACAGCTATTAGTTAATAATAACAACACTAATAGTCTAATTTAGACCTTGTGCCACCTGTGCCACCAATAAAAACTGATCACTGAAAAAAAAAAGTACCTCAGAATTTCTCTTATACTCGGAACACAATCCACGCGCCACGGTTAGAACACAATTGATCAATCATTGTGATGCTTTGTAAAGTTATTTGAAGTACCCCATTTAACTATGTTATTAAGGCCCTTAGCCTTCATTTCAAGGGTCGCGTATGGTTTCCACGCCTTGCGTATCAAGTTTAGCTCTAACATTAAATTAGACCATTGTTTTGCGCTTATATCCTTACTTGTTATTGTTACTGTTTTCATATTGTCTTATCACCTCCTTAATCTTATGTAATGCCATCTCAAGGTCCATTACTTGATGTTGTAGTTGTTTCTTATCTTTCTCGTATTTAACAGCTTTGTTTCTACTTATGACCTCAAAGTGTTCATCTCTTAGTTCTGCCATGTTTTTCCTTTCTTTGTTGTGGGGCTTCCACTCTCGCTTCCACCCCAATCCCTTGGGATTCGTTAACTCTGTTTATAGGTAGGAGATTTCCATCTCTTAATAGACTCAGATTTAAATACTAGTCTTGCCGGTTCTGGTGCTCCTATAATTTTGTTTTCTTGTAATTCTATTCTTCTAATTTCTTCTAGATGTCCGTCTTGTGTTTCAATATAGATTGGACAATCAGATATCATTGTACCTTTTTCATTGTTAGTAAACTTACCAAGATACTGTTGTAGTTCTCTTACACGCATGCTCATTTATCGTTCTCCATTTGTTTTTTATAGTTTAACCATGTTTGTTTATATTCGCTGTCAACAATCCACGGTCCACCTTCAGTGTAATGTAATGCATCGGGATGGCCATCACCCTTATCGGTATGATACCAGTTGACCAACCAATTCCAACTGTGTGGAATAGATCCTATGTCTTTGTCATCTAACCAATCAAATTGATGTAGATATTCTCCACTTTCTTCGTTAACCATTGATAAATCAACATCTTTTACGTCCGGATGCTCACAGTTAATTAACATCAAAGAGCTCCAATTTTTTTTATCATAGTTAATTTGTTTTTTATTACCCATTTTAGTTTTACTTTTAGGTTTGTATTCATGTTTCACACACATCACCGCTTTACTATTGTTTTGTAGTTTCATTAAGTGTTTTACATCTTGTACAAATAAAAAATCGTCATCACAATACAAGGCCCAACCTTTGTAGTTTTGTAGATAAGGTATCAAAAATCTAGAATAAGTAAACTCGGTCGATTGATTCTTATAAGGTCGCCAATATAATTTTTTCTTTTTTAGTTGTGTTAGTTTAAGAAAACTAATATCTAAATCTTTACTATGATGTCGTAGTGAATACTCACACACTTTAGATGCTATCTTTTGTTTGCTATCATAACCTATGTATATTTTCATTTTTTCTTTTTATACCCGTAACCTTTTTTTCTATCACTGTATAATTTACACCAAGACCACGATGTAATCTTAGTTGATACACCATTAATCCAATATAAAAATTCGTATATTATTTTATCAAACATTTAATTTTTCCTATTATATTTTCTATTACAAAATAAATTACAAAATAAACCAACATTAAAAATATGCAAGCAAAGTATAAAGTTATGCATAAAAATTCATAAATTTTATTTTTTAGTTTTTTCATAATATTGATTAACTCTTGCTAACCATTTGTGTTTATATTTTCTGTATTCTTCTCCCTCAATAATAAATTCTTGATAGTAATTGTCTTTACTACACATCATAATTACAGCTTTGTTAATTTGTGTTTTGTGCACATAGTCATGGGCCATACCATATGCTGCAAGTTGTAAACAATAATCTTCTATCCATTCTCTTTTTTTAGGTTTGTTAGTTTGTTTAAAATCTATAATAGCCATTTCATTTTTATGTAAAGCAATCATGTCGGTTGCGCCTGCGTATAGACCTGGGTAGTAAAGTGTTGCCTCAAGGCCATAGTATTCTGTAATGTTAGATAAACCTTGTTCAATTATTCTTACAGCCATGTTGTGAGCATTTTGTCCAACAGCTGTTAAATCTAAATAACCTTCTTCACCAATGTATCTTTCTAAAATTTTGTGCATTGCAGTGCCTCTAGCTGCTGCTTCAGTTACAATCCGCGTTGCATTGTCCTCGCCCACAGATTCACGCCACCTTTTTAATCCTTCTTCCTTCTCTTTAGGAGAAGTTTTTGAGAGTATGGTAGTAACGCTCGGCAACTTCTCCTTACTGTCTATATCATAATGACGTTTACCATCTATTGAGACACGGACAGTTTTTGGATAAACATATTTGTTGTTATGTTTCAATTATCTCTCCTTGGTTATCACACTTATTACAATCTGCTATAACTTCTTCTCTACCTTCTTCTAGTAAAGCTCTAACATACCCATTGCCCTTACATTGTGAGCAAATAGTTTTACGCTTTTCCGTTTTTGTATCCATGTTTCTTACTTTCTTTCTTAGCTAAACTTTCAATAGTTTTACTTACAGTTAAATCTGCATCTGTAATTTTTCCNTCGCCTAAGTATCTTAATATTTTATAAGTCGCTAGGGATACNCTTACCGACTTAAATTTTGCAGGATCTGCCATTGTTTTCTCACTTTCATTTATATTTATTTGTATTAATATATGGGAAGATACAATAATAAATCAAGTGTTGCAAGAAAATATTTTTTAGTGTATTCTAATGATCTCTTCTCACACCTTTTGTTTGCCGTGAGCTATCTTAGCTCCGGCAGACAAATTAGAATCTTTCTAAACTACCTGTTTTTTCTCACAAGTAAATCTAGTATGAGCTCCATATGTATTAACAAATTCTCTAGTTAAAGTTTCCATAATATCATTAGAATAAATGTAACCATATCTAGTGCATTCAAAAACATCTGGAAATTCTTCTATTGGAGTTGGGATAACTTTACATTCGTTACCTGGTGTAGTGCTACACATCAACATAACAAGAACAACTTTAATCATTGTTACCCTTGGCCCTTATATCTTCGTTGAGATTTTTGACGTTTCTCGTTCTTATTTAATGATTTTTTATGTTGTCGAGGCCCACGTTTTTTAGGCTTATCACGTGTCTCGAATGATTTAAACTTCTTTGCCATGTCTGGATAGATCTGTATGTTTGTTAACTTTGATATATTTAATTACACCATTTACTTTTTGCTCTAGATCTTCTCCACAACTAATGCATCTAAAAAATGTATTATCAATACTAACTAATAAAGTAGTTAGTTTACAACCTTCACACTCACCGGTTACTATCTCTGTTTTAAAATCTACGTTTTTAGTTTTTTTCATTACTCAAGTATTAACTTTTTTATAGATAAAGATCCATCAATATTTTTTTCAAGTTCTGCTTTAGACTTTATGCACTGATATTTTATGTGCGACTTAGATTCACGCTTCGCGACTCTCTTACCTTTTAAACAATCTGACATTGTTGGTTGTATACGGGCTTCCTTAATCTCTCCATGTACAATCATAAGTAAAGCTACGATTAACTC